CAACATTTCAACATTCTATATTAGGGACGACAGTTGATGAACCACTTAGAGCAAAAACAAGTACTTCAACCGAAACTAAATTTAGATGTTATTATGTTGGTTCATATGAGCAAAATGTCGATCCTGTGCAAAACAGAATAAATTGTTTAGAGCGTTATGGATATAACACAACAGCCGAACAAAATGACTGTCAGCTATGTGATCCAGTAGCTGAAGATACGACATATCAACCCACATTTAATCCTAGTTCCGAACGGACACTAGATAAAATTGAGCCATATCAGAGTGTAATTAAAGATGGATTGCATGCACCATTTCCACCAATTTGGGGAAGAATTACATATAATTATGGAAAATTTGGTTGTAGTAATGGTCTTTTTAAAAAGCAAACAACAAATCTAAGATTATTATCTTTTATAGACAGAAAAAGTATGATGAATAGTTTTAGAGTTGGAACTGGAAAGCTTTGGCTAGAAACATTCTTAAACCGTTACGATAGCTCAAACCAATTAATTAGTGATCTTGTACTTAGTGAGATGTTCCTCGCAACACAATGTAGCATTCATCCTAATTATAATCTTAGTGGTCTTATACAATTTGTTCCGCAGCCTTCGGCGGAAACTTGTCTTGATCTTGAGGAGTTAAATATTGATCAATTATTTTATGACCCACAACGTCTTGGTGGTAATTTTTTCTATGGTATTAATTTTAATAATTACAGAATGTATGATTGTGAGCAGTGTCAAAAAGGTTGGGTTCTTCCAGGACCAGTTAGCGAAGATTTAATAGCAGTAAATAGCAGCGCCAATAATTCTGATTTGGCCAATCGTAATTATTATCCAGCAGCAACAAGATTGAATATTCTAGGAGAGAGATATTTTATAAAAAGTGGTTCAGCTGAAAGTAATTATGTTAGAGGAATTTTCGGAAGAAATCTCAGATATAATCTGGATTCGTTTAGATCTTCAACTGTTTTTTATAACACAGATGGTGAAAAAACAATGAAGACAAATACAGACACTGCAATTCCTATAGCATACATTGGTGGATACTCAAATTCAGAAGCTCCATGTAATCCTGCAAAGGGTATTGGTGGGGGTGGGGGATTCTGTGAGGGCGGTGGTGGTGGTTGTCCTCTGTGTGACTGTCTTGGATGTGCAGATCCGATTGCGTGTGATGGTATTTGTGTGGAGTACCCAGATGCAGGACAAGCAGATTCCTGGAGTCTTCAAGCTGGTCTTATTGCTCCGTCTACTGTCACACTTGCAACTCCATTTACTGTGCAGATAAAGAAATCTCAAATAACTACTAAGAGCGTTTATATAACTCCGGGTATCTGTGTCGATATGCTATGCCCCGATTGTAATTCATACGAAAGCTGCTAATATGTCGGTTCAATTTAGAACAAGATCACAAACAATAGTTGATTATTCTCAGTATATTACAAATTCTGAAATAACTGGATGTTGTCATGTTATAACCGATGGAACAGTTAATAGTACCCCAGGGATAGACTTAACTAGATGTAACAGGTTAAATGGATATTTTATTGCAGGAGAATGTGACAATTCAATAACTCCTTCGACTCTTGGATGCTGCTGTGCGTGTAAGTCAACAACAGCAAGCAAGTTAACAAAGACTACACTATGTGAATGCGAATCTCTTAGTGGATTGTGGACATCAGGAGATTTAACAAACTGCACTACAACTCAGAATGACTCAACTATAAATGATGATTTTTGTATTTCTGGTTCTGCGAGTAAGTCTAATCAACTAGATTTTAGAAAAAAGAGAGCATGCTGTCATCCAGAATTTTTAGATGATGGTACAGTAGCATCTAATTGCACTGATTTATGTTCAGAAAAAGAATGTGCTGAATTGGCTATATTTCCATATACATCAACTTTCTATACAAACGGAAGACAGTGCGATACTCAAGTGGGAGCAGCATCTCCTGCGAGAGATGAATGTTCTCTTTCTTTTATTGATGACAATGTAATGAATTCGTGCGACAATGGTACGAATTTGTTCTGTTGGAATACTTACTATGAAAGATGTGGAACAAAGTCTTGGTATGATAATAGATTCATGGGCAAATTTATTCAATCAGTAAATCAATTTGCTTATCAAATAAGAAATAAAACTATTCCATTCTTGTATGATGTTATATTAGCTCCAAGATGGGAAAATTCAGACTATGCGGATAATTCATCAAACGAAGCAAAATCATTAGTTAGTGTTGGAGTAACAAAAATATGTTCTGGTGGATATTTATTAAATGTTGATTTAGAAGAATCCGAAAGATGGACTAATGGATATTTTGCAATATTAAATGAAAATTCAGTACCTGTGTATTTTGCTTCTCCTAAATTCAGTGAAAGTTTTGCAAATCCAACAGATTCACCAGTGCCAGTAATACCACCAACTGTTCCGGTAAAAGATCTAATAGCAACTAGAACATTTAGTGCTAGTATAAACATCTCAAATGATAAAGTAAAAATAACTGGTAGATTTTACAACCAAAAAACTAATGAGTATAAAACTTTCAATACAATAGCACCTGATCAATTAATTAAATTATATCAACACAATGTTTATGATTTTGCAGTATCTGGGGTATATGATAATGTTGCATTTAGTGTATCAACTCTAGGATTTGCTGCACAAAAAATTGATAAAAGTTTTGAATATTATTCTCCATTTAACAGCGAAATTGTTAATAAGATTAGATCCATAGTGAGAAGTTTACCTGCAAAGAATTATGTTAAAGTTTCATTGGGTGTTTATACAATATGTGGAATTGAAAACAATGGAAATATGACATGCAGCTCCATTAATGATGACTTTAATGTTCCTGTTAGAAAATACAAACTAGTTTCATGTTCTAATGCTAGCACTAATATTGATGTCGATGACGGGACAGATTATGAAACATATAAAGAATTTTGTTTTGCTGTAGATGAAAACGATGTTATTGTTAAAATTCCTAGCAATCCTATTGATTTTGATAATCAACCAAATTTTGAAAATCAACCAACTAGATCAAATACTCCTATAATAGATCTGTCGTGTATCAATACTAGATGCTTAGCTGTCACAGAGCCAGACGAAAACATTTGTAGTTCTCAGATGCATGGAAGTTGCTGTGTAGATGTAGATACCGCTGATTGTATTCAAACTACTGGAGGCGAGTGTGAAGACTTAGGAGGAGTTTTTGAAACGGGTGGTATATGTTGCATAGTATCGCCAGTAGCAGGTTGTAAAGATTGTGCTGATATCGTCGATGCTGCAAGAAGTCTTCGAGTAAACACATTTACTGCGGTAGAAGGTACCTTACCAACCTCTGATTTGACTTACTATAAGAATGGATTATATGTTGGAATATTTGAACCGGGTAATCCGGTAAATACCATAGGTTCAACAGTAACAGGTAATCCTACAACTGGTGGTGCTTTTGCTTATAAACCATCTGTTGTTGGATATGGCACGACTAATAAGAGATGGGCAATTGTTGTTGCATCAAATGACTATAATATGGATTTCTTGAATGATGAATATGAAAACACCGAGATAATTCCAGCATCGATGTATGATGGTATGTGGAATACGTTCGGAGACAGTAATGTGTATTATGGAATACAATCCAAAGCCATGGAAAAACTAAGAGAACATTCCAGACTTTCTGGTTGGTATTTGCCATCAAAGAATGAGCTTGAATTTGTGAACAATAAGTTAAATCATGGGTTTTTCATTCCAGAGGCATTCAAATCGATGAATAGTGGCACATATATGACATCTACACCATATTTTGAAATGCAATCTAGCACCAAATACAACTTAGATTCCCAGATCTTTAATAACCAAGCATTTATGTTTGGACAGAGCTTTAACAAGAAAGATTATGGATCTATATACTTAGTACCAAGAAGAACTAAAGTTAATGTTCGTCTTATTCGAAGGATTGAACTGGAGTAATTATTATGAGTGATGAAAAAACGTGTTCTAGTAAGCCAGATCCAATACAATTTAGAACAGTGACTGTACCAGATACTAAAAATATCATTTCTAGAAAAATAGGAATGATACAGAGTTTTGCTATGTCTCTTACTTCTAAGGGGCTAAACGAAAAGAAGATAAACAGAGCAACTAAGCAATTACGAGTTCTCAGCTGCTTCGGAGATAAGCACCTGAACGGCGTGGTTCCTCCCTGCGAGCATCTGAAGGAAAGTAAGACAGATGGACAGTATTTCTGTGGCGGATGTGGCTGCGGGGATCGTGCTGGTACTTGGTTGGTTGCAAATGGTAATGATTACAGCAAGCTAGACTACCCAAAGCTAAATTGCCCAATCACCATGCCTGGGTTTACCAACTACGTTGCTAGCAAACCAGACGAAGCTATCTCACCGATCACTCGAAAGTATTATCTTGAGAATATAGCGTTTGATGATCTAAATAAGATGCCAGTGACTCTTCCAGACATGCCTGAAGCTATGCAGAAAGCTATGGATGAAAGAGATGCAAAGATGTTACCTAAAGATGGAACAACATTAAACACACAGCAATTAGGGTAATTGGTTAATGCCATAAATACCTTTAAGGAGATTTTATGGCAGCACCTAATTCACGACAAACTCTTATCGAATACTCATTGAGACAGCTGGGAGCACCAGTTGTTGATATTAATGTAGATTGGCAGCAATGTGAAGACCGTTTAGATGATGCTTTGCAACAGTTCTCTGAAAGACACTTTGACGGAGTAGAGAAAGCTTTCTTTCTTTATCCCGTTACTGCACAAGATATAATCAATGAATATATCAACACCGACAACCTTGGTCCTGTGAATGGATTTGGTGGTGATGGACCAACCGGAGCAGATATCGTTACCGTAGTCAAACTATTCCAGTTTGGCCCGTTTGGTAACATCTCCATGTTTGATGTTAGATACCAACTGGCTCTCAGCGATTACTTTGGTATTAATACTAACCTGATGTCCAGTAGAAATACGGGACTAGCTCAATATGATAGCACCAAGCGTTATATTAATCTAATTCAGGATATGTTTCAACCAGAAAAAACTATACGGTTTAGTAAGGTAACAAATAAGCTGCATGTTGAAATGAATTGGCAACAGGAATTAATTCCAGGCGCCAACATCATGATCGAAGCTTATGTGCTTCTCAATCCAGATAAATTTACCGAAATCTACAACGACAGATTGCTCAAGAAGTATCTGACTGCGCTAATCAAAAGACAATGGGGTATGAATATGGCTAAATTTGGTGGAGTTATTCTGCCAGGTGGAGTTACTCTTCGAGGTCCAGAGATCGTAGCAGAAGCTCAGAATGAAATTGCTCTCATCGAACAACAGATTCAGCTAGAGTATGAACTCCCCATAAATTTCATGATCGGTTAATATGGCAAAGAATCCCTACTTCAAAGATTACTCAGGCGAGCAAAACATAATTGAAGATCTCTCTATAGAGATCATCAAAACTATGGGTAAGGATATGTTGTATATTCCTCGCGAGCAGTACAACAAAAATGTTGAATTCGGAGAAGCTCAATATAGATTTAGTAAATCGTTTCCTTTAGAAATGTATATTCAATCTGTTTCTGGTTTTGAGGGAGAGGGAGACATCATCTCAAAGTTTGGATTAGAGGTAAGAGATAAGGTTACTTTGATTATTTCTAAGAAAAGATTTAATAAAGAAATAGCAGAAAAGTATGATGGAATAACAAGACCAAGAGAAGGAGATTTAATTTATTTTCCTCTCAGTAATGGATTGTTTGAAATTAACTTTGTAGAACACGAAAATCCGTTTTATCAAGCCGGTAAGTTATACACATACTCACTAATCTGCGAACTAACTACAATAGACGACGATGAGTTTGCAACAGGTGAAACTGATGTTGATGTGGTAGTAACTCAGAATAGAGCAGAGATAGATCTGTTTAGTATATCTACTCAAATTTCTACTAATAAGATTTTCTATGATGGAGAAACTGTATATCAAGTAAATGGAATCACTGGTGCTAGTGGTGGTACATATGCAAATGCAACAGCAGAAGCTCATTGTGTTAAATTTTATCCAATCAGTAAAACTATGGAAGTATATGGAATTAGTGGTTCGTTCCTATACAACTCACAAAGCATTCGAGGAAAAAACTCTGGTGCAGAATATTATGTTACAGGTATAACTGGAACTAATCTCATAATTCCAATATCTCCAATAGATTCTCTTTCCTCCGGTGATAATGAATCAATCAAAGATACTGGCGATACTCTTAGCATATACGACTTTACTGATATTGATCCATTCTCTGAAGGAATATACTAATGTTTGAATACTTCTATAACCAAACTTTAAGAAAATTAACATTAGCATTCGGTGGATTGTTTGATGAAATTTATGTTTCAAAAGACACATCAGATGGCAAAATAGAAAGAACAAGAGTTCCTCTTACATATTCCGGTAAAGAAAAATTTATCAGAAGAATTAATGAAGCAAGTTCAATTTCTAATAATGTTAAAATTGAAACCTTGCTCCCTAAGATGGCATTTGAGATGACAAATCTCCAATACGATCCTACTAGAAAAGTAAACAAAATAAACAAAAAGTTTAAGAGTTCATTAGTAAACGGAGAAACCTACACACAACGAGCATATGCAGAAGTTCCATATAATGTGCAATTTTCTTTGTATTGTTTCACAAGAACCGTTGATGATAATCTACAAATAATGGAACAAATACTTCCATATTTCTCTCCGGAATTTATAGTCACTCTTAAGATGAATGAAGTGGATACCAATGTTGATGTTCCAATAGTACTCAATACAACAAACATGACAGAGCAGTACGAAGGAGATATGACAACACGAAGATCTGTTATTTCTTCTTTCTCATTCACGGCTAAAGCACACATATTCAGTAAGGTAAGCGGATTTGGGATTATTAAAGAAATTGATATTAATTTGTTGGAGGATAACACCCTATGAAAGAAAACATTCCAAAAGTATTTGATACTATATCCGAAAGTCTTGGAGTTGATTTTTCTGCTCCAAAGAAAGAATTAAGACAAGTAAAAGTAGCAGAGGGAATTCCTGCAGACAAAAGAATGGATACTGATTTTGAATATGCAAGACTTAATCTGAAAGAATTAATAGACAAGGGTAAAGATAGTCTAGAGAATGCAATATCATTGGCAGAAAGCCTAGATTCTCCTCGTGGATTTGAAGTTGTTTCCAACTTTGCGAAACAGCTAGCTGAGATGAACAAAGATCTAATGGGTCTATATCAGCAAAAGAAAGAGATTGAAAAAGAAAAAATCACAGTGAATAATAACACAACAAATGCGATATATGTTGGTTCTACGAGTGATCTGCAAGATCTTGTAAATCAAAGTCGAAGCAGAAGAAAGGCATTGGATAATAATGAGGAACAACAACCAAAGTAAGAGTTATCTCGGTAATCCCAATCTAAAGGGACCTGGTGTAAAAATTGAATTCACCAAGGAACAAGTTGAAGAATATGTAAAGTGTGCAAATGATCCAATTTATTTTATTAAGCATTATATAAAAATTGTAACTCTAGATAAGGGACTTGTTCCCTTTGAGTTATATGATTATCAAGAAGATATTGTTAGTAAGATACACAACAATCGATATGTGATTGCAAAGCTTCCAAGACAGTCCGGAAAGTCTACCACAGTTATTGCATACATTCTTCATTACATTCTGTTTAATCAAAACATGAGTGTTGCTATTCTAGCGAACAAACAAACAACTGCTAGAGAAATGTTGTCTCGTCTAAAGCTGGCATATGAATATTTGCCAACATGGCTTCAACAAGGAATTCTGGAATGGAATAAGGGATCAATTCAATTAGAAAATGGTTCTAAGATTCTTGCATCATCTACCTCTGCATCTGCAGTCCGTGGTGGTTCTTATAACATGTTGTTCCTCGATGAGTTTGCATTCGTTCCGGGAAATATTGCAGAGGAGTTCTTTAGTTCGGTGTTTCCTACAATCACCTCCGGTGTGAGTACTAAAGTGCTGCTGATCTCCACTCCAAATGGTTTGAACATGTTTTATAAACTATGGAAGGGTGCTACAAAGAAAGAAGGAGATCCGGGTAAGAATGAATACATCCCGATAGAAGTACATTGGACAAAGGTTCCAACCACTTCGGGTGGTATGCTTAGAGATGAAAAGTGGAAAGAGGAGATGATCAAACAGACATCGGAAAAGCAATTCGAGTCTGAGTTTGAGTGTAACTTCTTAGGATCTTCTAATACTTTAATATCAACTTCTAAACTAAATATAATGGCATGGAAAGAACCTCTATATTTAACAAGAGAGGGTCTTACTGTATATGAAGAACCAATAGAAGATCATTTATATTTCATTACAGTTGACACCGCAAGAGGACAGGGAAAAGACTATAGCGCATTTTCGGTAATTGACGCAACCGCATCTCCATACCGATTGGTGTGTAAGTTTAGGAATAATCTGATATCTCCCATGCTTTTTCCTACAGTTATAGAAAAAGCCGGATACAAATATAACAAAGCATATCTGTTCATTGAAATCAATGACATCGGCGGACAGGTTGCAGATATTCTACATTCTGATCTTGAGTACGAGCATGTCCTGATGTCTTCTATGAAGGGTAGAAAGGGTCAGGTTGTCACCGGAGGGTTCGGTAGGGGTGAAAGCACCTTTGGTATCAGAACCACTAGTCAAGTCAAAAGAATTGGATGTTCGGTTCTCAAAAACCTAATCGAACAGGATAAATTACTGCTGGAAGACTATGACATTCTGACAGAGCTGATGTCGTTTGTCAGCAAGTCTCAAAGTTTTGCGGCAGAGGATGGACACACAGACGATCTTGTCATGTCTCTGGTGATGTTTGCATGGCTTTCTTGTCAGCCATATTTCAAGGAATTAACTAATCTGGATACTCGACTTGCTCTATATAAAAACGAGATACAACAGCTAGAAGAAGATTTGGCTCCGTTTGGGTTTATTACCACCCACGATGAGGATAGCATGAAGACATTTACGGACGGAAATGACTTATGGAACGTAGATTCTTCTAAAAATCTATTTTGATAAATAACCCTAGAGTAAACCACATCTCTAGGAGAATAAAAAAATGGCAGTAAGACCAAATGTTACAGTAAATATAGTTGACAATTCATTCATAATTGCGACTGGAGAAGATTCTGGAACCCACGTTTCTGCGATGTATAGTAATTACGGTTCAGGTGTTCCGAATTTAGTTACTATATTCGGAGTAACTTTAGATGTAGCTAATAAGTACATGACAGTAGAATCTGTTGGTTCTTGGGTTTCTAAACTCAACGGAAGTACTTTTGGTGGAACAGCAGGCGACGGTCCAACTGGCCCGTGGAAGACTGACTGGTATTCTGCATATAATTACCTTCTCTATGGTGGTTTGCTACGCATCACCAACGATCTCACCAATCTATACGACGAAACTCTTGTTCTAGATTCAGTATTCACCGCAAGTATGACTTCAACTCATGGTAATTGGGTTAATGCTATGTGTACTCAAAGAACTGATTTAGTTGGTATTATTGGTGTGACTTATGAAGGTTACACTGGTGGAAGTGTCCCCAGTGGATTGACTGATACTCAGATGGTGCCAGCAACCACTTCATACAGTTCTAACAATATAATGTTAGTTGGTGGTGAAAAAGTAGCACTAGGACTTTCAAATACTGGTGTAGAGAATTATGTCGATATTCCACTCGCATCAGATGTTGCTGGTTGCTTGGTTAGAACCGATAGAGAATCACAACAATGGTTCTCTCCTGCAGGAACTCGCAGAGGTCGTATCTTGAATACTATAAGACTCAAGAAAAATCCATCTGCAACTGAACAAGATAATTTGTACACTGCAAAAGTTAATTCGATAATTGGTATTGCTGGATCTGGTACATTCTTGTTCGGAGACATAACCAGAGAACCTACCGCAACTTCTACTCTTACGAGAATTAATGTTGTTCGTCTAATCAACTATATCAAGAAAACTCTTGGTAGAACTGCTTTTGGTGTTCTCTTTGAAGTTAATGATGAAATAACCAGAAACTTGTTTGTAAATGCTTCTAGAGGTTTCTTACAGCAAATTCAAGATGGTCGTGGTTTATATGGATTCAAAGTTGTATGTGACGAATCAAATAATCCAGG